AGCCAGACAGCTCTGGACACCCTAATCGCCACGCTTGCCGGAGAGATTCCGCAGACTGTAGCGGCTTGGAACGCGGCGGGGACCACCAAGGCGGCTATCGCGGCGGATGGGCAACCTATTGCGCCCGTGGCGGTGCCGTGAACCAGCCCGCACCCCAACTCACGGAAGCCATCGAGAACGCGGAGGGCTTCCGCAGTCATGCCTATTGGGACCCCATCGGCTCCGTCTGGACCGTGGGCTACGGCCAGACCGGCGTCACGGTGATAGCCTCGACCATCGTCACCCGGCAAGAGGCGGTGACGTGGCTCATTGCCGCTGAGGATAAGCTTATCACCAGCTTGGAGGCCGCGCTGCCGTGGAGTACATGGCTCTCTGCCCCGCGCTTCGGTGCTCTCGTGGATGCCGCTTACAATCTGGGGCTTGCCGATTTGCTGGGCTTCCACGAGGCTCTGGACGCCATGCAGAAAGAAGACTGGGTCGGAACTGTGCAGGGATTTGAAAACTCGCTCTGGTATCGGCAGGTGCCGCATCGGGTGGACGCCATCAGCTATATGGTGGTGTTCAGCGAGTGGCTTGAGGATTACCCGAACGCCGACCAGATGGCGTTACTGGCGCAGGCATTACATGGCTGACGACATAGACCGAGGTTGCGAACTCGAAGAAAAGTACCGTGAGGCCGCGCTGGCGGTGCGAAAACCGGAAGGCCCCCGCGCTACTGGCGAGTGCCTGTGGTGCGAAGAGCCAGTGGATGATGGGCGCAGATGGTGTCCCGGCGTGGAGTGCCGGGATAGGTGGGAGGCTATGCGTCGGTAAAGAGCCTCCCCTGTGCCGTGGCTCGCTCTATGCGTTCGCAGGCCGCGTCGAAGTATCTGGGTTCGCGCTCGATGCCGGTAAATGTTCGGCCCTCTAGGATGCAAGCCATAGCCGTGCTACCCGATCCCATGAATGGGTCGAAGATGGCGGCGTTATGGGATTGCTTGTCGGCTTGGTGGATGCACCACTGCATTAACCGCGATGGCTTTTGTGTAGGGTGATCCCGTTTTTCATTGTTTGGATTGCGAGAAAGCTCCTTTATGCGCAGGTTCCCGTCCCAACTGCACCAAGCAAGCTCACCGTCTGCCATTGTTAAGCCGCGCTCCGGCTTGCTCCATACTAGCCACGCCCTTGACGAGGGCAGCGTAAAATAGTTTCCGCCCCAAATGATTGATCTGTTACAAATGGCAGTAATGGTCGGCAAAAAGTCTGGGGGTTGGTAATCCCAGTCTTGATAATCTCCATCGTAAGATTTGCCCCATGTGCCGCCCTGTAATTTTTCGGCGAGCCCATACGGCGGATCAGTCAAAAGCAGATCAAACCGACCCAGTTCCGGCAGCACATCCCGGCAGTCGGCGTTGTACAGGGTGCAATTTCCTATCGTTATTTTTTCCATGCGCTATCCTAAGCAATGCGATAAGTGAAACTCAGGTACCCGCTCCACCCGTTTCCGTCCGTTTCCCATCCGATTTATCCGATTCCCCTCGCGCTCCGGCATAATCTCAAGAGCGGCGTTGAATTTCAGGGGCATATTCGTCGGCGGCATCGCATACGTGCATGAGCTTGCGTGGAGCCTGGCGCGGCGGTTTTGTTTCGGAGAATAGGTCTGGGGTGGTCATACTGGCCCTCCCAGCAGCATCCATGCGGTCGCGGCTTGTAGTGGAACTTGGCCGTTGCCCAGGGCTTTCACCGCACCCGGAACCATGTCATCGGCCATCCCATATACCAGGCGGCCCACATCGGGTTCAGCCTCAAACCACGACGCGCCAGCGGCTCCAGGTCTTTGCCAAGCGACCACGTCAGCGGTAAGCCGGACGTTGGCGCTCGCCTTGGGGGCTGCGAGCCCGCTACGGTGCGGGCGTCTCTCGCGCAGAGGGTGGGCATCATCTTCAGTCGCGTGATAAGCCCGTCCCCGCTCGTTTTGCTGGCTCCCTTGCGATTGTAGTTGCCGCATACTGTCAGCGTTGGCAGCAATACAGAACCACCGGTCGCGTTGATGTGGCGCCCCAACATCAGCCGCTCCAAGGATTCCATCGCGCCAGGCGTATCCACGCGCCACCAGTTCCCCGATAACAAAGTCGCGCCCTTTTGTTCGGATTCGCGGGCTGTTTTCGAGGAAAACGAATCGTGGTTGAACAGCGTCAACTGATCGGAACACTTCAGAGACAAGGCCGCTTCGGCTGCCTGTAATGCCTTCACCTTTTCCTGCCGCGCTAATATCCTGGCAAGGGAACCCCGCTGCGATGCAATCCACTCGTCCCGCGTAGTCGGATGGATCGAACATCCGAACGTCTCCCTCGTACACATGCAGACCGGGGAACCATCCGTCTGCGGCCCTATCTCTAAGCACTCTGCAAGCATGTTTGTCCCACTCCACGGCAACGATGGGTGTATGGCCCAAGATCAGGTCGGCGAGTAAGCCTCCACCGGCTCCAGCGAACAGGTGCATGGTGTTCATTTCGACTCCATCAGAGCGCGAACCCTACTGATCATCTTGTCAGGATCAATATCACCGCAATCAATCCATTCTTCGAGCATTTGGACGGACTCGCAGCACTGGATGGCGTAGTCAATCGCCGCCGTAATGTCAGCGACCAGCGGAGGAGCACCATCGCCACGCATGCGCCATGCTTGATGCTCTCGGAGGGTTTTCAGCTTTTCGGTGTTGGTCATTTTGGCGCTCTCCTCGGGTTGTCTTTCCTTCAGCCTCGTCAAATAGCACGCCTAAACAGAGGCGCACGCACTCGTTGCATATTGTTATATCGGGTGTCGGGCCAACTATCATCACCTGCACCTCTTTATGTGTCTTCCCGCAAAATCCGCAGGTGAATACTTTCTGTTCTTCTGGCAGTTTGTCGGTGTTGGTCATGGCATTTCCTCAATCTGGTGCCCGCAATAAGTGCAGAAATTCATACGATTTTCCGCTAGCGCTCCATCATTCAGCACAAACATATTGTCGCACCCCGTCTGCCAGTTTCCGTCCATGTCCTGTTCCCAGCGGCATGGGGTGCGCTTTTCTTCGCGGAGTTGGAGGAGCTCGGTGGCTATTTCTCCGATTGGGCCCCCAGCGTGTACGGACGCAAAATACTTAATGTCTTCGTCGCTAATCATTGATTTCTCCTTCGTTGTCGCGGCGGCCCATGCGGCTTCTGCGCCTTCCTTGGTGCTTGAATAGGGACCTTCTGCGGCGCAGTTGTTGCATTCTACCCACCAACCCAGAAGACATCCCACACTGGCTACATCCACAGACTTGCACCGAGGGCACGGCTTGAGTTCTTCGCTCATCCGTGCACCTCCGTCATTATTGTGGCCGCCCTCTGAAATTTCCGCATCTGCATCGTGCCTTTGCGCAGATACGGGCATGGGTTCTCCCAACCATCCGGCATCCGGTTGCATAACGACACCGATTCTCCGCTGGATGGCTTATGAATCATGAATACCGATACCACTTCTCCGTTCAGAAGATAGAGGCAGCCTTCTTTTACATCTTTTCGGTCAAGCATCTGATACCTCCGGCATCTTGATGGGGCCGATGAATTGGCCTTCTAAGCCATCGTCCTGCTCGCCATTTGCCCAAATGAACAGGCGCCCGTATGGATAGCCAAAATCCACATCTACTACACACCATTCTTCGGTGCCGTATCGGTGCCAGTAAAACCCCGACTCCGTCACCTCCTCCGCACTCAGCACCTTCTGCGGCCCAAGCATCGCGGTCAGGTGGTTAGCGCTTTCTTTCCATGCGGCAGCCCATACCGATGTTTCGCGCCGCCAGCCTTTATCGTTCCATTTTTGTCCATAATACGATTCAAATGCTGATGCCATGCATGGGTAAGGCGCATCTGGACCATCACTGATTGCTTCGTTAAACCTATTCCACGCACTATCGACTGCTGGCGTTGAATCGTGAGGCTGGTGCATTAAGGCCGTCAGCCGATCACATTCCGCGTGGATCGCGGCGTTTTCAGCTTTGAGCGCGTCGATCTCGGCTTGCGCCTCATGCCGCAAAACAAGGTCCGACGATTCCCACATCGGAGATGCTGGCTCTTCCATAAAAAGCTTCACATGGCCATCTTTGTGGTTGCAAATGTATGCTAAGGTTTGCGCTTTCATTCTATATTCTCCTTCTGGTTACTAATCACGGTTCTACGGAGTAGCTCATATGTTTCCGTCAGTTTATTTTCGGGGCAACGATCCAACCCTTTCCACGGCGCCGAATCGTGAATTTTATGCAAGAAAGCGACTTGTTTCTCCGTGCATCGCTTGCTTAGGTCTTCGATAGCCTTCCGCAGGGCCTGTTCGGTTATTTGCTTGGCAGTCGGAACAAAAATCTTCTCTGGGGCGTTCATTCGACCTCCTCCACGCTCCAGCCTTCGCCTTCGGTGTGAATCACGTTTATGTGTGCGAGGGTTGTTGAACCACACGGAATGCAATTACTCCACGTTAGATAAGGCTCTGCGCCACCAAGTGAAGTTACTAGAACGGCTTGGCGAGATACTATGCGCTTCGGCTCCGGGATGTTTTCGATGCCGTTCGGAACAACCAAGTAAAGCATCCCATCAGCGCCATCTACCAAATAATATCCCCCCAACGTGGGGCCGGATACGTTCAGCACCTTTATATGCGGATGACCAACAATCAGTATCGGCTTGCTCAAATCCAGCGCCTTATTCTCCACAGTCACCCCCGTAATCGCCGCTATGTGCTCCGCTTCACACTCGTGCGAATGGACGCCGGTCGTGCTTCCGCAATTCGTGCCTTTGCATGGGGTGATGGGGGTGTCCACCGCTTCTGGACGCTGCTCAAGGGAGTCGCGCCAGCCTTTTGTGATCTGCTGTCCCGCGCAGAGGCGAAACATGTCCCCAATATCCTTGCGAATCCAGAAGTTCACGGGGTATTTGCAAAACGGCTTGTTTTTGTATGCGTATACCGCTCCGCCTCTGTCGGTAGCCGCCCAGTCATATTCCGGCGGGATATTGCTCCAGTCGTATCTGGGTTTGCGTTCTGGCTCGATCAGTGTGGCGTGGGCCATTTCTTCCCGAGTAATTCCCGTCTCTTCGTTGCTCCTCGTAAAATTTACCCACGCACCACCATCACCCCACAGCCTAGAGATGACTCCTTCCAACCGCACCTTGTCGCCTACCAGAAATTCTTGCATTTATGCCTCCCATTTCATGATCTTGAATTTTATGAAGTCGCCTATTTTTGCGGCAACAGTACAGTTTTCTGGGTTTCTCCCGTACGTTGTACAATGCTCGCCACCACCTTTCTCGGACGTGGACAGCTCTCTGGCGATAATTATCACCTGGTCATACTCGTATTTATCAGCTATTTCTTTAGCCGTACTTACAGGGATGGGCTTCATTATCCACCTCCCTTTATCGCGGCCATTAACGACGCTAAAATCATCTTGCTCCGCACCACCGGAGTAACCCGCGTAGACTGCGGCTTCCGGTGGTACCCATTATCGTCCACCGGCAGTCCGGCTGCTTTTCTTGCTGCGTTAATGCGTGCTTGTTTGCCCATCGTTGATCCCCTTAAATGTGGCCCGGTATCACGCGCCGGGTCGCGGCCAAATCACCCCACGTTACAGCGCACAACCGAAGGAGAAGCGGGGCTCTGGCGGCTTCCGTTGCCGACGGTGAGCTGCGGTCATGAACATCACATCAATCCCCAATCTTGCCCAGCGAAATATACGGTTCCGCTCTGGGCTGATACCGCAGCGGCTGAGGTTCGCCGGTATACGCTGGCCGCTCCGAAGGCGCATACGTCCCCCGCTGCTTGTACTCGCCCAGCTTGTACGAGAGCGCCGATGCCCAGAGAAACACCGGCCTGCCCACTCCAGACGGACCGCATCCTTTTGTGCGCGTCGCCAGTCCGCGCGCGAAGGCTTCGGTAAGTGCGGCGCTTACGACGCTGATGTGGTGTCCGGCCGCCTCGGAGACCTGCTTCGCGGTCATTGGCGTTTGCGTGAGGGTGTCGATGATGGCTTTACCCGCCTTGGTTTGGAGGTATGGGAGGCCTTTGTGGGAGGTCATTCTGGCGTTCCCCCAAATACCTTGCGCGCCACATCCAGACGGTCATTGACCTCTTTCGCCAATTCGGGGCGCTTGCTTTCCAGGTATTCGATCTTCTTTTTAACGTCTGCATCATCCAGCAATTCGCCCAGTTCGTCGCCAGTCATGCAGTTCTCAATCATGGATATGAGTGTGTCTGCGCCTTCCTTTGCTTTGTCCGCTTTTGGAGCGATAGGTGTCACTGTAGCGGCGAGCTTTAGGGGCTTGATAATCATCGCCTCCTTCTTGCCGCGCGTAATCGTGACCATCTCCACACGTTCCTTGTCGATGGCGTCCATGTGGCTTATGCGGATGCCGCCGACTGCCATCCCGGACCACTTGACGGATGGGTCGCGGTACACGGTGAGAGAGTGGCCAATCAGCGCCGCTCCGTCCTCATTGACTCCCCAGACTGACGCCATAACGCGGGCCATGGTCGTGCACGGCTTCCACGGTTTTCCATTGTCCCCGTCAAAATGGATGAGGATTTTTGTTCTTCCGTTGTCTTGGTAGTATCCGATGTCGCTTATCTTGATCGTCATCGGACCGGTGATAAGGTCATCGCTATTCAGCTGATCCGATTTAACGGCTATTGCTTGCTCTAATTTGCCCATGATGGCATCTCCTTTTCAATAATGCGTTCTGTGGTCGGCCACGTTGGATGCTTGGCCAGTGTGCTGTCGTAAGAGTGGATCAACGCGCTGACTTCATCTTCCGCCCGCTGGATAGTCTCAATAATCGCTCCCTGCATTTTTTGGTCTGGGTACACGCGCAGGACTACCATTGGCAGGCCCCCGCAGTAGCTTACAAAATCGAGCCAGTTGCGCCCGGTAACGAGTAAGCCGGTCTGGATTTGCAGCATGTATTCTTCAGGGACAATGGCGTCGCAAATCGTCCTGATTTGATACTTCTGGCGGCGTGATTTGCATTCGATCAACCCGTCCTCACCGACCAGTGCGTCGGGCGAATAACCCAGCGTGCACCCTTCGACTCGACGCGTGATGAATCCGCATTCTTCTACGGGCGCGTAATTCTCCGCATAGGCCTGCCGCGCAAGGACCTCATCGGACCATCCGCGCATCATGTCTTCGCTGATGAACGATGGCTCCGTGTAGTTGCTGATGCGCTGGGCTGCCAGTTCGTACAGGTGCGCGCGGCTCTTGTCGTTGTTAGCTGCCTTTAGGGTTGGGGTTAGTAACAGCTTCATTTCGCTGGCAGTGATGAGGCCTGTGCGGAGCTGAAGCCATTCGTCTGTGCCTTGGCAAATGTGATGGTGGTAAACGGCGCTCATGCGGCCTCCTCATCGTCTTTCCCGATGGCTGTCGCCCCATAAGCTTCATCGTCGTTAAGCTCAAGCGCTGCGGCTTGCTCATCTGTCAGAGTCAGGGATACAGCTCGATATGTTATGCTACCGGCCGCATGGATTACATGGCCGTAATACTGGATCATTACCGTGATTTTCATGCGGCCACCTCCGCTTTCGCCGTCCGCGCCTCGACAGCTGCATCAAGCTCTTTGTCCGCTTCGACAAGTGCCGCGATAAGGGCTTTCCGGAATGCTGAATCGTTGCCGAGGCCGAGGATGAAAGGGCCGCACGCGATAGCTGCCGAGTCACACGCCGCCGAGTAATTCAAGTCAATAAAAGTGTGTACGACAATCGATTCGCCGCGCATTTTGATTTCAGTTTGCATGATGTTCTCCTAAAAGTCGCTTTCTTCAGCGATGCAAAGCCAGTATTCAACTAATTCGTTGTGCCGTTTACAGTCTGATGGTGATCAGCCACTTGCCGATCTGCTTTGCAATGGCGGAAAACTCTTTCTCAGCCCCGAACCTCTCCACGAAGCCCTCAAGCATCTGATACCCGCTCTGCACCTTGCGTGCGGCCTCTTCCTGCGCCAATCGCTCGTCCTCGATCTTGCGCCGCTGCTCCTCTATCTCTGCACGTTGGCGGTCGATCTCGGCTTGTTCTGCATCGCGGATGGCCTTGGCTTTGGCTTTCTCTTCGGCACGAAGGGCTGCGGCTTCAGCGGCCACCTTACGGCGCTCGGCCTCGGCAGCTTCGCGCTCGATGCGGGCTTTCTCTTCGGATTCCCGCTGCCGGGCTTCCGCTTCTGCCCGCAGCTTGGCCAATTCCGCCCGGTCGCGTTCTGCCTGCTCTGCCTGAGCTTTGCGTTGAGCCTCAAGCTCTTCGCGCTCGATGCGGAGGCGTTCGGCTTCGGCTTCCTGGGCTAATGCGGACCAGTGCATATCGGCAAGCGTGCCGAGTGTTTCGGCCTTAGCAGCGCGGGCTTCGGCCTGCATTTCGCCGAACTCTTCGCCGAGTTCCAGCGCATCCAGTTTGGTCAAATAGTCACGAATAAACGCGGAGGGCTTACCAGAACAGCGCACCGCAATAGCGCGGATTTCGCCAACTTTTAGTTGCAGTTCGGCGACCCGTTCCCGCTCAATCCGCTCCCGCTCGGCCTTCTCGTCGGCCTTGCGTTGCTCTTCTGCCTTGATTTGGGCGTCGATGGGGCCTTCCATCTCCTCGATCTGGGTAGTCAGCGTTTTGGCCTCTGCATCGATGAGGCGCGACCGTTCCAAAGCAGGTGCCTTGAGTTCTTTCCGTAGCTTCTCCAGATTCACGCGGACTTCGCGCAATTCCCGGCGTGCGGCGATGGCCTTGGCCATGCCGTTGGGCGTGGTGGTGTCGAATACCGCTTGCTCGTACTTCTGGCGCAACTCGGCCAGGGCTGCGGCGGTGGGGCTGTATTCTGCGATTTGAGTGTTCATAAATTTATGTCTCCTCTATTAAAATGGAATGGTCGAGTTCATCATCTGCTGACTATTCCGGGCTGCTTCTACGCTCGGATATTCACAAGCTTCATCGCCAGTCTTTAACCATGCGCGCCCCGATTCCGCACCCCGCTTGAGGACAATGTGGGTCTTGGTAAAATGCTGAACGTGATTAGTTACGGTGACGCGCTTTTCGTTGTGCCATGGGTTAAATTTCATAAACTTCTCCTTACGCTGACTGCGGAGGCGTCGGCCAAGACTGGACCGTACACCGTGATTTCGTGCGAAATTTAATGATCTGCGCGTTGCCGGCCATGCCCTGAATCCGGCGATCCAGCACGCGGAGGGCTGCTTGGGGATCGGTCGCAAGCAAGTGGCTTACGCGGTCCAGATCGTTCTGGGGTTGGAGTTTCACGATCATGACTGGACCTCCGTTTCCGTGACCACGCGCAGAAACTCTGCGGCTTGTGCAGCCCCTGCGGCGTCCCATGCGTCCCGTGCGGCGCCCCCTGCGGCGTCCCATGCGGCGTCCCCTGCAGCGTCCCATGCGTCGGCCCGTGCGGCGTCCCGTGCGGCGGCCCATGCGTCCCGTGCGGCGTCCCCTGCGGCGTCCCGTGCGGCGTCCCATGCGGCGGCCCATGCGTCCCGTGCGGCGTCCCGTGCGGCGGCCCATGCGTCCCCTGCGGCGTCCCGTGCGGCAGCCCGTGCGGCGTCCCATGCGTCCCGTGCGGCGTCCCGATCCGCATCGCTGGCTTGCCCGTTCGCGTACCGCTCCGCGACATCCAGTGCTGCGCGGCTGCCCTGGTCTGTCATCAAATGCTGCACCTGACGGCCGCACCAGACCGCGTACAGTCTCCATTCCTTCGCATACTGCGGCTCTGCGCGGCAACACCACAGTGCGTCATCGAACCCGTTGCTCTCCAGAATTATTGAGAATGGCAGCGGCTCGTCATCGGCTTGGGTTTTACCAAGGTGTTTGAGCAGCTTCGTCCAGCCATGCACACACGGCTGATGTTCGCGGATTCGGTTTAGTGTGGTGGTTATCATTTCTGCACCGCCCGCGTAATAGCCGCCAGTGCCTGCACCGGGTGGATGTATGGCGCAATCGTCCGGGCGCTGCAGGGCATCCACTGCTCCGATACCCAGACCGTGGGGTTGTGTATCTCCGGGATTCGGGATGGGAAAGGGAAGCAAGCGCCGTTCTGCACCATGGCCAATACCTGATGGCCGGGGTCCTCAAAGATGGTGGCTTCCTGATGGCTGACTAGGTACTTCTGCACAGCCACCTGCGCGTCCTGCATTCCCGCCCGGTAGCCCAGTTCGTTGCCGTACTTGAGCGCGCCGAAAGTGATGCCAAGAGCGACTATGCCGAGGGCCAAATACCGCACCACTGCGCCATGTTTATGCAGTTTTTCAATTTCGTAATGTGTGTTCATTTCAGTTCTCCTCAGGAAAATGCGGTCCGAACGCCGGGCGGTTCCATGTCTGGCGCCGGTCGTTAAATGCCCAGGTCAGACGGTCCAGGTAACGCAGCGACTGCTTTTTTGAGATAAAGCCCCATTGCCGGCCCGCGCGGATGAGTGCTATCTCGCGCTGAATCACACGGCGCCGAGCGGTCGCTGATTTGCATTGGCTGAGAATGTGGGTGAGCGTGTGCGTATTGAGTGGCCAGCGCTCCGGGTACGAGATATTCATACGGCACGCTCCACAACCTCGAAATTACTGAATGCGTCCGCGTATTCCACAGCGCAATCAATGAATATTTCGCGGCGTTTTTCCGCGTACTCCCGCACGCCGACTTCGATCTCCGACATATTCACGGGAGAGTAAGGCCGCGATAATTCGTAATTTATAAGCGCGTCCAGACGTGCAAGCTCGATGTATTGCGCGTCCGAAAACCAGCCGGAAAGCTCAAATACATTGTTGTCGTGGTTCAGCCACACGGCAGCTTTGGCGCGGAGCTTCTCAGCGCGGTCTTGCGCTTCGGCCTGATCATCTTCGTGCCGCTGGTGGGCGGCGGCGAGGCGGTCGATGTTTGTGGGGGCGGCGTAGTCAAACATGGTGGCTCCTTATTCCGCGTTGATGATGGTGAACGGTGCGCGGTTCTTGGTGGCATAGGCGGGAATCGTTACCCGTTTCCCCCTTGCGCTTCTCATCTGAACATCGGCGCAGAAGCAAAGAGCGGCGTTATCCGATCCGATTCCGCGATATTTGGCAGTGATGACTTTGGAGAGGATGTTCTGGCGGATAAAGGTGAAGAGGTCCATGATGTGCTCCTTGCTGAATTGCGTGCTGTCGATGGATGAACTATAGCAAACCGCCCTTTGCTCGTCAAGCCATCTTTGCAAATTATTTTATATGCGCTATGATGCAGGCATGGACAAATTAAAAAGCTATCTCGACCAACAGAAGCCTGGACCTTTGGCACGCAAGCTGGGTGTCTCTTTGCAAGCTCTTCGCAACTGGAAACAGGGGATCAACTACCCCTCGCCAGCAAACGCCGCGCTGCTGGATGAGGTATCCGGTGGCCTGGTTTCCAAATCTGAGCTTTACCCGGATTTGTGGCCGCCTGCTCCACAATAGATTACACTACCATTGCGGCTAGGGTGCGCCCCCGAACCCCGACTTGTCATCGGTCGCCGCAATCCATCAACGACAACCTTTCGACAAAAGGACAGACATGCTTATTCTCAGGCCGTATCAAGACGACGCCATCGCGCGAACCCGCGCACTTATTAGAGACAGCAAACGCAGCATACTGATTAACGCACCCACCGGCGCAGGCAAAACTGTGCTGGCCGCGCGAATCCTACAGGGAGCCTATGAAAAGGGTTCTCCCACCCTCTTTCTTGCGCATCGCCGAGAGCTCATTGAACAAAGCGCGGCGAAAATCCGGGAAGCGGGGATCTCGGAATACGGGATTATCATGGCCGGCGCGAAACGGAATAACGCCTCGGCTCTGGTCCAGGTCGCCAGCGTTCAGACGCTCATCCGGCGCGAGCCTCCCCCCGCAAAGATCGTTATCATTGATGAGGCCCACCGGGCTGCGGCGAAAACCTACCGGGATATTGTCGCCAACTACCCGGGCGCCGTGATTCTGGGCCTGAGTGCCACCCCGGAGCGGCAGGACGGCAAAGGACTGGATGACCTCTTTGAAATGATGGTGACAGTTTCCACCATCCCGGAACTGATAGAGCAGGGATTCCTGATGGCGCCCACCTGCTATGTAGGGCGCGCAACTGCGGACCTGAGCGCCGTTCCCACGCGGGGGGGTGACTACGCAGAAGGCGCACTCGAAAAGGCGATGGATAAGCCCACGCTCATCGGCGACATCCTCACCGAGTGGAAGCGCCACGCGAACGGCGCACCCACGGCTATTTTTGCTTCGGGCGTCGAGCACTCGAAACATATCGCGCAGGCGTTCTGGCAAGCGGGTATTCCGGCTGCCAGCGTAGACGGGTCAACGCCCATAGCCGAGCGCGAGGCCATTATTGCGGACTGGCGACGCGGGGCCATCAAAGTGGTGTCGAATTGCATGGTATTTACTGAGGGGTTTGATTTCCCTGAGCTTGAGGTGTGCATATTGGCGAGGCCCACCAAGTCCATCGGACTGTACCTGCAAATTGTGGGGCGTGTGATGCGCACGGCGGCATCCAAAAGTCGGGCGCTGGTGCTGGATCACGCCGGGTGTGTAGAGCTGCATGGCGCGCCATCTATTCACCGGGAATGGAGCTTGCAGGGCGAGCGGGAGCGGAAAAAGATGAATCTTGTGCCGGAACTCGCGCACTGCCATGAATGCCAAATGATTTTTACAGTCGACGCGCCTTTTTTCATGGATGCGGACCCGTCTAAACGGCTTCTGGTGTGCCCAGGCTGCGGCACTGCTGACTGCCCACATTGCGCGGCGCTGTTCAAGCCGACCGTGGAACGACAGCAAATCGAGGGGCTTTTTGAAGTGCGCACCATCGTCTGCCCGGAATGCGGGTCGCTCTATAGTGACGACCGTGCGCACGCAGTACCATCCTCTTCTGACCCCAGTCTGCCTCTTGCCGCTGATGGCTCGATGGTAGAATATGATCCTTCTACTGTCCCCCTCACCGTGCAGATCAAAAATGATTACAAACGACTTATGAGAACTGCGCAGGAAAAGGGATGGAAGCGCGGCAAGGTATGGCATGACTTGAGCGCAAAATACGAAAAAGATGAGCTTAATGCAGCACTTCCACGCCATACCGGGGCTTGGTGGAAAGGGATGGCATGATGGCCTTACTCATTGACGCCATCGCATCACTCGGTTTCACGCCACCTCGCACCATAATCTGGGACGGCAAGATTCACCGCTGGCCCACATCGCCAGACAAGCCGCACTCGAAAGACGGGTGGTATGTGGCACACGACGACGCCAACGGCAAAGCGGCGGGATTTGGGTCCATGCGCGACCAGACCAAGCACACATGGGCCGAGAAAGCAGGGCGCACATTCACCCCCGCTGACCTTGCCGCCATGGATGCCCAACGGGATGCAGCAAAAAAGGAAGCTATCGCTCTCCGCTCCGCCACAGCTCTGCGGGCTCAACGTATATATGCCCAGGCGAACACTGAAGGCCATTCGGACTATCTCACCCGCAAAAAGATGGCGACTCCAGACGGATGTAAATTTATCTCTCTGATGGACGCATCTGCATTTGGATTCAAGACAGAAAAGCCTTGGCATATCACCGGTTTGATCGTCCCCATGCAAAATGCGGAAGGTAAGATCGTTAATCTGCAAATCATCGCCAACGGTCTGGACAAGAAGTTGTTCATGAAAGAATCCACGACGCAGGGAGCGTTTCACGTTCTGGGCGGAGAGATCAAAGACCGGGTGGTTATTGCCGAGGGTATCGCTACGGCGCAGGCCATCCTGCCGCACTCCAAATGCCCCGTCGCCGTCACCTTTTCCGCCAGCAATCTCCCGTCTATCGCACGCATCATGCGCACGAAATACCCCACGGCGGAGATCATCATTGCCGTCGACGGGGATCCGGCGGGGCGCACCTACAGCGCCAAGGCCGTCGCTGGGCTGAGTGGCAAATCGCGGATTATCGAGGCGCCGGAAGGGAAAGATTTTTGGGATGCGCCCTTCCCGGATTTGGAGCCGAATTTATCTCGACAAGAGCTTATCGCCACACTCATCACAAAAACCTTGGATGACGGGCAGACGGGCAAGATTCTTCCCCGCGTCTTCAACTATCGCGAAATTCTTACGCACGGCGAAGAATTTGCAGGTCGTCTGGCCTTTGATATTTTTGCCGAAATCCCATCCATGGACGGAAAGCCGCTGGATGATGATGGAGTCACCAACTTGGTCGCCACCATGGAAAGCAAATGGATATCTGATAAGGTGGCGCCCGGAGATGTGG